GTATACAATTTAGATTATCGTATTTACGGATTGGATTATCGTATTTACGGTATTGGATATACGATTGTATTTCTGTGTATTTTTAAACATTTCTATAACCAGCTATGATACAATTGAGGTCAGGAGGTGATTTATATATGTATGATATTAGAAAAGGTGACGTTGTTACTACTGTAGACGGTAATATTCTATTGGTTAGGGTTTCTAGTCCTAACTGGGTGTATGGTGTCAATATTACCAAAAATGACTATTTTATAATTACCATGCAAGAATTGATAAAACGAATAAAGGAGGTTTTCTATGTCTAAAGAGTATGACAGGTGGCTATCACAAGGTTTACGCATAGCCAGTAAAAACAACGTAAAAAATAAAGAGGAATACGCTAGTATGTATGCAGATTTCAGGCAACAAGCAAAAATTGCTGACCAAAAGATGAGACGACTAGAAAAGCTTTCAACAACTGAATATTATAAAGGTGTTTTAAATTATGCTTATGGTAGAGCGCAAAAAGATATTAAAGAACAGACTGGTAAGACTGGCGACAAATTGCGTTTTAGTGCAAATATACCAACGACATTAAAAGGATTAGCTAGCTATAAAGAAGATGTTAAACGGTTTAATAAAGCTGAGTCTAGTACAAAACGTGGCATTACTAATATTTATCAAAAACGTGCAAACACGGTGAACCAAAAATATGGACGTGATAAACAAGGTAAAAAATTAAAAGGGTGGAAAGATTTGACGTGGCAAGATTTAGCAAATTATTATGAGAAAGAAAAGAATACTAAATTAGATAGTAAATTAGGTTCAGCCACTCAAATGAAAGTCTTAGGACGATTCAAGCGACTGGAAAATAAAGATAAAGAGCAACAAGCTAAAGACATTCAGGATGTTATCAACGGAACTAAAAAACTTTCTGATGATGAGGTTGAAAACACCCGTATTAGAATGTTAGCAATGAACGGTTTAAAACCTGAAGACTTATTTACTTAAAAGGTGGTCAACACATGACAGTTAAAGAACTAATTGAAATAAGACATAATTGGTTAGACAACCATGTACCATATCAACGCCAATATTATAAAGATTTTGATTTTTCAATACTGTCCAATATTATGTATAGAAAAAAAGGTGGCAGAGGTTCAAATGAACCATATAATGATGTTATCATCATGTTTGACACTGAAACGTCAAAACAACATCCAAATACCACCCAAATTATATTAGATAAAAACACCAAAAATAGACGTGTCAAATATAATCCTGTGCCTAACTATGTAGTAGCATGGTCAATATGTTTGTTTGCTTTTGAACGTCCAATAGTTACATTGTGGGGAAATAAACCCAGTGAACTAGTTGAGTGTTTCAATCTGATAACTGATAATATGAACGGTTATGAAACATATTTTTATGCACATAACCTGTCATATGACTGGCGTTTTTGTAAAAAGTTCTTAATTCAAGAGTACGGAAAACCTGTTAAACAACTGAATACTAAACCACAATACCCTATTAATATAGTTTTCGAAAATGGTCAAAAACGCATAATATTAAAGGACTCGTTAATACTATCTCAGTGTAAACTAGAAAAGTGGACAGAACAATTAAACGTGGAACATCAAAAGGCAGTAGGTAAATGGGACTATGATAGAATTAGAACTCAGTGGGAACATTTCACACAGGATGAATTAGACTACATTGAATGTGATGTATTAGGTGGTGTTGAGTGTATAGCCACTGAGATGAAAATGTTAAAAAAATCTATAGCGTCAATGCCATATACTGCAACTGGCATACCACGTGAAGAAGTCAGGAAATTGGCAAAGGAAAATAACTGGCGTGATAGATTTCTGTCAATGTGTCCGTCTTATGAGCAATATGTAAAATTGACAAAAGTCTATCACGGTGGCTATACACACGCAAATAGACACTGGGTTGATTTACAAGCTTGCAAGTATCTTGAATCTTATATTGATTGTTACGACTTTAGTAGTAGCTACCCTTATTGTCTGATAGCGGAAAAATTCCCAATGGAAAAATTTAGTCCATTACCTAATTGTGATGTCGACTATATTCTACGCAATCAGGATAATTATGCATTCATGTTCAAATTAATCTTGAACAAACCAAAATTAAAAGACGATACTGAACCAATGCCAGCACTTCAACATAGCAAGTGTGTAAAAGATATCAACGCTATAGTTGATAACGGACGTGTGTTGTGTGCTGAATACATAGAAATCTATTTGACCGAACAGGATTTAGCAGTTATTGTCGAACAATATGATATTTCTAAAGGTGCAATCTGTGTAGAGGTTGAATGTGCAGTTAAAGACTATTTACCTAGATGGTTTACGGATTATGTGTATAAACTTTATACTGATAAATGCAAATTGAAACATTCAGACCCAGTATTTTATGCAATCCAAAAAGCTAAATTAAATGCGCTCTACGGTATGTGTGTACAGAAATATATACGTGATAATTATGTGGAAAATTATGATACTGGGGAATTTACAGTTGAAGCAGTAGACGACCCAGAGGATTACTATAATAGACATATTAATAAATGGACAACTATATTACCGTATCAATGGGGCGTGTGGGTGACTGCTTACGCTTTTAGACATTTGTTTGAATTAGGCAAGTGCGCTGGTGAATGGGTTTACAGTGACACTGACTCTTGTTATGGTGCTAACTGGGATTTGACTAAATTAAATGCATATAACGAAAAGTGCAAAGAAAAGTTACTTGCTAACGGTTACGGTTCAGTTGAGTTTGAGGGTGAGGAATATTGGTTAGGCGTTGCGGAGTTTGACGGCTCATACGCTGAATTTATAACGTGTGGTGCTAAACGTTACGCTTGCCGATATTCTGATGATTCACGCAATGACAAAGATAAAATAGGTAAATTAAAAATAACAGTTGCTGGAGTCCCAAAAAAGAACGGGGCAAAATGTCTAAATGATGATATTAATAATTTTGCAAAGGGTTTTGTATTTGATGGTCTAACTACGGGAAAGTTGACACATATGTACATAGACACGGAAAAGATTGAAATAATAGATGGTATTGAGTATGGTGACAGTATAGACCTAGTTCCTTGCGATTATGTACTAGACGATATTGAGCAATTTGACTGGGAACAAATATATTATGATGAAATAGAGGTGCAGATTTATGATGATTAGGGATAATTACAAAGAGGATTATAATGACGGTTATTATCATGTAGGAAAGGATTTGGAGGATTATCCCGAAGCGTGGTGTATTGTGGTTTGGTCAAAAAGAGGACCCGGAAAAACTTATTCAGCGTTATGGTATAGTTATGGTCATAAAATTAAAATGATGTACACTAAACGAACAGTTGAAGATGTTAATTTAATATGTGCTGGTGGTGATAGAGGTGCAACTTTATCACCATATAAAGCAGTTAATAGGGATAAAGGTATCAATATTACTGCTGAAAAGATACAAGACGGGTTAGGTGCATTTTATGAAACAAACGAAGATGGAGAAACATATGGCGATTATGTGTCTATGATAATGGCACTTAATAAAATTAAGACTGTTAAAGGTTTTGACGCCAGTGATATTGATTGGCTTGTCGTTGATGAATTTATACCACAAATAGGGGAACGCACTAGTGCTGGAGCTAAAGAGGGTGAATTATTACTAGATTTATATATGACAATATCACGTGATAGGATTAAACGTGGACGCAAAGACCTAAAATTAATATTGTTTGCCAATGCTGAGGAAATCGCAACACCTATTACTAATACGCTCGAAATAGTTGACGATATGGCAGAAATGAACGCCAGTGGTGAACGTTACCGATATTTAGCAGATAGAGGAATATTATTACATCATATAACAGAGGATGAAATACCATTAACAGACAGTGAACAAAAATCTGGTATTTATCGTGCAATGGCAAATACAAGCTGGGGACGTAAATCATTTGGTGGTGAGTTCGCTAATAATGATTTTAGTAATGTACAAAGATGTAGCATTAAAAATATGCAACCATTAATAGAAATAATATATAAGAACCACCATTATTATATCTACATTCGTGATGATGGTTTTTACTACATGACTACCAGCCGTGCAAAATGTGATTTAATCTATGACCTTAATCTTGAAAATGACCAACGAGCGTTTTTTGATTCGTGGTGGTTTGATTTACGTGAGGCGTGCATAAACGATATGATGAAATTTAAAAAATATTCTATGTACGATTTACTGGTGAATTATAAGAAATATTTTAAAACAGTTTAGTGTACTAAAGGATTGTATTAAAATTGTATTTCATGTATTTTTATGTATTTTTGCCCTTTTATAATCTTATGTATGATAGTATATAGATGTTCCAAATAATACACAAATTTAAAGGAGGTCAACCAAATGACAATTACACACAATTTATCAATTTATCCTTTTGTATTTTTAGACGCTGGTGACGTGTTTAGGACTGAGGACGGTGAAACCTACATGAAGATTAATCTCAGTGAGTATCATAGTGCAGAAAATCCTGATAACGCCGTGAATCTAAAGAGTGGTGATTTAGTACACATTGACAGTGATATTAAAGTTCAGTGGTTACAAAATGCAAAATTAAATATAGGATAGGAGGTGATTGAATGGACAGAAAACACATTTTAGAGGTAATTAACACACATTATCCAAATTTTTTGCAAGACTGGGAAATTAATTTAATTATTGACGATTGTCTCAAACAAAACACACAAAATGACAATGATGTTTTGCAAATAATTGACCAGTATTTAACTGGAATTGAAAATAGTATTTAATAGGAGGAAATAACGATGATTAAAGCAGAAACAATTATGTCTAAAGGAAAAACAGGCGCAAAGATAACAGTTGAGGGTAGCATTGAAGAACTAACAATTAACTTTATGGGTATTCTTGACGCACTGGAAAAAAAATGTCCCGAAGTGGTTATAGTGGCACTCCAAACACGAATGGAGGACATGCTTGATGAAGATTAAAATTGTATTATACAATAACGAGTCAAGGACTCTTAGTGGTGTTGTGGCATTTGATTTTGATGGTGAGACTGGTGAATTAAAGTTACAGTGTGATGATGGTGGGATAGTAAAATGTAGATTGGTAAAGGAGGCGCACGTGGTTGAGCATTGAAGATTTATATAGTACGTGTAAAATACGTACGTTATTAGAGTTGGGTTGTCGCCAGTGTAGGAGGCGTAAAGATTGTATTACATTCAAATTTAAACATGATGGTGTTTCACCCTATGAATATAAAAAGAGTCTAAAGGAGGAAAAAGACAATGAAGAAACATAATAATGAAAACACTGTAGAATATTCAGTTGAGGTATTGAAAGCAATGGAAGTCAAAGAGGGAAAAGTGATTTTTGACATGAAAGTCAATGATTGTGTTACAATTTACTCATGCTGGTATAATGAATATAAGACTAAAGAGGGTAAAGACGGGACAATGTTATCATTTCCTAGTTACAAAGGAACTGACGGGAATTATTATAATTATGTTTGGTTTCCTATCTCTACTGAATTAAAAAATGATATTATTGCACAGATTGAAAAGCTGGTGTAATATAAGGGTGTCAAGTTATTCTCCCTTTATAGGACGTTGATTTATTCAGCGTCCTATTTTATTATAAAGAAAAAGGGTATTTAAAAGGAGGCATATTATGGACGTTACACTTATAACACAATTAATTGGTAGTTTAGGTTTTCCTATTGTTGCTTGTATTTATATGGCAAAAATGCAAGAAAAACAGAACGAACAGCATTCTAAAGAGGTTTCAGAATTGCGTCAGACTGTAGAAAATAACACTAAAGCTATGATAAAACTATGTACCAAATTAGGTGTTGATGTAGATGTGGAGGACAAATAATGAATGTAAATCAAGACGGTATAAATTTAATTAAGTCACTGGAAAAATGTAAGCTAAAATCATATAAATTAAAAGGTGAACGCAATTATACTATTGGTTATGGTCATAGTGACGCCAGTATTAAAAAAGACCAAACTATCACACAAAAAGAGGCTGACGCACTATTATTACAAGATTTAAAAAAATTTGGAACATATGTATCTAAAAATACTAAATTTCCTTTAAATGATAATCAGTTCAGTGCGCTGGTGTCATATACATATAACAGGGGTTATAAAGGCTTTAAAGAATTAATGACTAATAGTAAAACAGTGTCCGATTTATCGTACAACATTGTTAAATACTGGGGCAGTAATATGAATTATAAAACTACACTCATTAATAGACGTAAAAAAGAAAAAGCACTTTTTGATAAACCCGTAAATGTTTCACGTGAAACATTGAAATGTGCTAGACCTGTATTGCGGAGGGGTTCGAAGGGTGTTGAGGTTGCTAATTTGCAGAAATGTCTAAATCATGTATTTAATTATGGTTTAGTTGTAGACGGTCATTTTGGAACAAAAACATATAATGCATTATGTAATTTCCAATTGCGTTATATGTTGACCGTTGACGGTATTTATGGAAAACATAGTTATGATAAAATGCGCGAATTAATAGGAGGCGTATAATGGCTTTATCTGACACACAGGTTCAATTTGTTCGCACTATGACCAGTTACGTTAAAAAATATAATAATCAATATCAGATTAATGATAATTGTGTACTAGCTATAGTTGCTCAATCATGCAACGAATCACGCTGGGGACAATCAAGATTAAGTGCTGACTATTATAACTTTTGGGGTATGAAATGTGGTAGTAGTTGGACTGGTGCAAGTGTCAACTTTGAAACATGGGAAGAAACACCCAGCGGTAATATTAAAGTTAGTTCAGATTTTAGGGCTTATGACAGTTTTGAAAATGGTGTTATTGGTTATTTTAATTTTATTCAATCACCACGATATCAAAATCTAAAAAATTGTACATCTACACGTGAATATCTTGAAACTATCAAAAATGATGGGTGGGCAACATCATCATCATATGTTAATGACATTATGCGAATAGCTGGACAGATTGACTATTTAGTAAATGATACAGGTGCAGATAGCAACCCACAACCACCACAGCCACCACCACCACACGGTGAATATCCTGTTAATTTGCCCGAAGATGTCCAAATTGCAAAACAGGTATTTAATGGCACGTGGGGTGATAATCCCGTGGACATTGAATATAATTTGTCCGTTGCTGGATACAACTATGAAGATATTAGAAACACACAAGGTGGCATGATTGTTTCAATATGTAAAAAAAGGAAAAAGAGGTGATTTAAATGATTTTAAGATTATATAAAAATTTTCAAAAACATGAAAATTCCACTAAATTACCTGATGTTAATTATACAGAAATGAACGTGACACTAAAAAGAGAAACATCTTTAATAAAGCCCACATTTTTAATTCAGGGTGTTGACCTCACTGTTAATTATGCTTATTTAGTAGACGCTGGACGTTATTATTTTGTAAATGACATTACACTGGGTAATGCTAATATATACGAATTATCATGTTCCATTGACGTGCTTGCAACATTTAGAGCACTAATATTAAATAAAACCTATATGATTGAACGTTCAGCAAGTGAATATAATACTAAATATAATGACCCTTATGTGTCAGTTACGCAAGAAATTGAATCGAGACATTTAAGGATAACAACAACGGGACTCACTGCAAACAATGGATGTTATATAGTCCGTATAGCTGGAGGTGATGAGGACGGTGTATCAACTTATGCAGTTGATAGTTTAACAACTTTAGCACCTATATTCAATCCTAATAAATACTATAGTTCGAGTGATGATTCATGGGTACAAATGGTAGGTAATTTTGTCTTTAATCCGTATGACTATGTTGTAGGATTATATTATTGTCCGATTTCTTATGATGAGATTAAAAACTACGCTACAGGTTCACCTATTAGAGTTAAATGGTTTAATACTGGCATTGTTGCATATAAAATAAACCAGCGTGCAATTTTGTCAAAGAGCGGAATTTTAAACGAATGTGACAATGATTATACTGATTTTAGAAAATATACTCCACAATTTAGCCGATATCATTTAGATGTTCCGTCAGTTGGACTAATACCACTTGATAATAATGATGTTGAAGATTTGCGCTATACAATTGCGGTCAGTCTTGACACTGGTGATACAAAAATATGGTTAGAGAAAAATACTTCACTCAATGTAGTGGCAACATTTAACACTAATTTATACACTAGTTTACAGTTTGGTTCAGATAAACAATCATTGACTAGTATTCTGGGTTCCACTATTAACACATTTGGAGCTTTTAAAAGTGGTAATTTTCCAATGGGTGTAGCTGGTACACTTCAAACGGTTGGTAACATTGTTACACCTACCCCGTCAATTGGCGGTTCAGCTGGTGGTGTTGGTCTAGTGTATAATTCAGCATTTACCATGTATTGTGAAAATTATGGTACTGGTGCAATCGATATTATTAACAACGGGCGTCCACTGTATCAAAAACGACAATTGTCTACATTGTCAGGATTCACTAAATGTTCAGGCGTTTCAATTGATATCGCCTGTACATCAACTGAACGCAATATGATTAATTCATATTTAAATGGTGGTTTTTATATTGAATAATTTGACAAATAATTATAAATCTATATATTATTAATTAAGGGAACACATTTCCGCTAGGTCAAACAGTAAGCACACTGTTAGCGGTTGGTTGACCACCTATCAAGTGTTCCCTTAATATTGTTAGTAAATGTTTCACGTGAAACATTTATAAATATATTTTAGGAGGGATAAACTATGACAGTAAAAGACCAACTTATGTTACTTAAAAAAGGTTACTCACGTGACGAGATTAACGCAATGAAAGAGGCTGAAAAGCTGGAAAACGAACCAAAGGACGAACCAAAGGATGAACCAAAGGACGAGCCAAAGGATGAGCCTAAGGATGAGCCTAAGGATGAGCCTAAGGATGAACCTAAGGATGAGCCTAAGGAAGACCCACGTGACACTAAAATCAAAGAAATGGAAGAAGAGATTAAAAGGTTGCAATCTGATAACGTTAATAAAGACGTGTCAGGTAATAATAAGACAGACACTCGTTCATTATTTGAACAGGGTGTTGACATTTTTAAGGGTAAATTTTAGGAGGTAGAAAAATGGCAAGAGTATTTACACCACAGGATATGCACGTCCTAATGACTTTGCTTGTAAGACAGGCAACTGGTCAGGATGATTTTGCAAAAGTTGACGCTAGTAATTTTGTGAGTGCTGGCGAAACCACACTTGCAACGGGATATGAAAACGTCTTTAATACAATCGGGTTAGTCTATGGACGTTTGATTATAGCGTCAAGAGGTTACAAAGCACAGTTGACACTTATGGACTCTATCAGCACTGAGGAATATACACACCTTATTCGTAAGATTTCATTTTACTCTAAAGGTGCTAAAGAATCAGGAAACTTTAACACTGATTTATTTACAAACCTTGCTGATGGTTTTACAAATGGTCAGAATAAAGACGCTAACGGTGACCCACGTTCTACAAAATCCCAGTGGGAACAGAACCAAACACCTAGTATTCAATTCACTTTTGGTGGTTCTGACGTTTGGGAAAACTGTATTACACTATATGAAAATCAGGTTGCACAGGCTTTCAGAAATGAAGATGAGCTTGCTCGTTTTACTGAGGGTTATTTACAGGAACACGCAAATGACTACGAGTCACAGCGTGAAGCTTGGAATAGATTAGGTCTTCTTAATAAAATCGGTCAGACTTATGACATGTCCAATGTCATGGTTGGTTCAGCTATTAATTTAACTGAAGAATTTAACAGAAAATTTGGTACTAACTACACAAGCGCACAGTTGAGAACAACTTACTTAAAAGAATTTGCTCAGTGGTTCGTAGCATTCTTTAAAACTCATTTGCGTTTTATGTCTGAGCGTTCAACTGCATATCATTGGGCAGTACCAAAAACTATTAACGGTGTAGTGCATAATATTTTAAGACATACGCCATTAGCTGACGCACGTGTGTATATGTATTCACCACTGTGGGCAGACGTTGAAAGTCTTGTACTACCTGAAATTTTCAATGATGAATACCTAGACCTAGATACACAGTACCAGCCTGTTACATACTGGCAGTCAAACACAACTGACGCTGATAGACCTAAAGTTGATGTTGAACCAGCAGTTGTTAATACATCCACTGGTGTTCAGGAAAAAGGTGCAGAGGTTCAGCTAGATTATGTCGTTGGACTTATTACTGACCGTGATGGTCTTATGACAGATTTTCAAATTGAAACCACTAGAACCACAAGTGTGGAGGCTAGAAAAGGATACAGAAATATTTGGCAGTGTATTGCAAAGAATCTGATATGTGACCCTACGGAAAAATGTATTCTGTTTTATATGGCAGACCCTACACCAGCCCCAACACACTAGTTATTAACGGCACTAATGTTTCACGTGAAACGTTAGTGCCTAATATGGAGGAATTAAAATGTATTTACCGTTAAATTATAATCAAATAAATATAGCAAATTCCACATATACACCTACTACTATTAAGGGACGCAATAATAGAAGCTTTGCGTACTGGCAAAGGTCATTATTCCACCGTGCGTGTTCAATTATAAAGTTTGATTTTCCTGAAAGTTGGGAGGGTACAACAAGAGATTTCTTTTATTGGTGTCTTTTCCGTTATGGTTATGTTGCAGTATGGAATCATCCTAGTTATGGTTTTACTTTTCAGCCATGCACTTTAAAGGGTTACAACTGGTATTATCAACCAGCTAGTGTTATTATTACTAACCCCGCTATAAATAAATCGCTTGAATTGGATATTAATAAAGATTGCGCTTTGCTTAAACTGACTCCTGATTTTATCGGGATTTTCGATTGCATTGACTATTATGCTGAAAAATTAGCAAATCTTGATAATGCTATTAATATGTCAATTATTAATGGTAAATTTTCAATGATATTTGGTGCAAAAAATAAAGCTGGAGCGCAATTAATTAAAAAGATACTTGATAGAATAAATCAGGGAGAACCAGCAGTTGTTTATGATGAAACTATCACGCAGAACTTAAAAAACAAAGAAGACCCTCAGCCTTGGTCATACTGGGAACGTGATGTTAAAAAAACATATCTAACTACTGAACAGTTACAAGATATGATAACAATACTAAATCAGTTTGACAATGAGATTGGTATTCCTACAGTACCGTATCAAAAAAAGGAACGTATGGTGACGAGTGAGGCAGACTCTAAAATAATTGATTCTACAGCAAGGTCAGTCGTGTGGCGTGATTGTCTTGTATCGTGTTGTAAAGTTATTAATAAAATGTACAATATAAATCTTAATCCTACATTAAGATATGACCCTGACAAAGAAGATAATACAGGTCAGGAGGTAGATGATAATGAGTAGTGCAAAAGTAACACTAATTGGATTTTACAATTATTACAATCAGATTGGTGAGGATTTTTTTAAAAATTTGTCCGTTCCTGATGAAATTGACCGTACAACTTTAATTTCTCATATTTTGCAAAAAGGTGGAGAATTTGAAACGTTGTATAGCAACCCTGAAATGTTAATGACTATGATGTCAGTATGGTCAACATCATGGTATCACACAATTGAAAAATGGATTGAGACTATGACAACGGAATACAAACCACTCGAAAATTATGATAGATTTGAGAATTGGACAGATTCAGGGACAGAAAACACGCAAGATACTACTGAACATACTAATATAACCACTGGCAGTGCTAACAGTTCAGACACATCACGTGGTGGTGCTGAAAGCTCAGACACGTCAAATGGTTCTTCTAACGCCAATGGACAAGATAATATATCTGCTTATAATAGTTCAGTAATGCAACCTGATACTAGTAATACAGCACAATCAACAACGACTGCAACATCGTCAACTAGTTCATCAACTACTAATTCATCAACCACTAATTCATCAACTACATCTAACGAAAATATAAATATTTCAAATGAGGTTGATTTAACTAAAGAAAATAATCACAATGGGCGTATTCACGGGAATATTGGTGTTACTACTTCGCAACAAATGGCAATTGAGGAGATGGAACTAAGGCGACTATGGGGCAATATATATGACCATGTTGCTGATTTATTTCTACATGAATTTGTTATTCCAATATATGAATAGGAGGTAAAAAAATGGGATTATTAGATATTTTTCAACATCAGTACCCCTATACTGATTTTCACGAATTAAATTTAAGTTGGATTATAGAACATTTTAAAGAAATTATTGATGATATTGATTCACTTGAATCGTGGAAAAGTACGCATAAACAGGAATATAACGAATTAAAGAATCTCACTAATGAAATTAATGCACGATTAACAGATATTGAAAATGGTGATTTTCCTGAATCATTATACAATGCAATGAAATCATGGTGGGAGGCAAATGCAGTTGACCTAGTAGGTGAACTGGTTAGATTTGTATTTTTTGGTTTAACTCTTGATGGTTACTTTGTTGCATATATTCCTGAAAATTGGCGTGACATTAATTTTGATACTATAATTACACCCGGGGAAAATTATGGTAAACTATGTATAATTTATTAGCGGATGAACCGCAGAAAGGTTGGTGTGGCTATGGCTACTAGACAATATATTGGTGCGAGATATGTTCCTATAATAGATGGTGAGTGGGATATTACAAAAGAGTATGACCCACTAGTGATTGTAACGTATCAGGGCAATAGTTATACAAGTAGGACTTTTGTTCCATCTAATACACCTATTACAAATACAACTTACTGGGCTTTAACTGGTAACTATAATGCACAGGTAGAATATTACAGACAGGAAACACAGGCAGTACACGATACTGTAGAACTCATGCGTACATCTATCAACGCAGTTGTGGAGGGCATTGACAATACAGGAAACACTGTGGTAGGAGCAGAGATTAATGAATTAATAAATGAACACAATGGTTCACGTATTTACTTTCCAAGTGGTACTTATTTATTGGAAGAACCTATTGTTATTTCATCAAATGGTGTCATTTTGGTTTGTGATAGCGGTGCCGAGTTCAAAACAAATACATCTTTAAACTACTTGATTTGCTGTGGTTCGGGTGAAGCACCAAACAATCTCAACAAGATGGGTATTATTGGCGGTGTTTGGAACGGTGCAAACACATTACAATGTGCTATATTTGTTAATAACCTTGAATATCAGACAGTTATTACTGATGTTTTCATAAAAGAGTTCACAGAATGTGGTCTTCAAATTGGTACAAACAACCAGACTTCTACACAGTGTTTCGTACAGAACGTAAACATTCTTGCTAAAGCTAATCAGCGTGTAACAGCTACAGGGTTGTTAGTTCATGGCACTGATAATTACATTAATATCATTGACATCGGAAACTGTAAAGTAGGTGTAAATCTTGGCGGTTCGGGTAACTTACTAAGCAATGTTCATACTTGGTGGGGTTCTACTACAATCCCTTATAGCCATATTGACAGAGAATGGTTAAAGGGTTGTCAGGCTGTTCGTGTTAGTGGTAATCAAAGAATTGTAAACTTACATATGGACAATCCTTACATTGGTATTATGTTGACACAGTACAGCAACCACCTTACAGTTAGAAATGTAGTATTTAACTATGACAGTGAAGCTCTTGATACACTTCTTGAAAATGACTGGGATGCTTGTTGCGTATATTACACAGAATATACAGGCACAAACAAAAACTCATTTGATATTACAGGAGTATGCTTTACAGGAAAGACAGGAAACTTACACCCTAATATTAAATCAATTAGAGGTGATTTGGCTAACAATATAGACAATCCAAACCTTTACAGATTTGAGTATGTTGGACAACCACAGTTAGTACAAGGCTTTCCATTAGTTGATGAATTAAACAACATCACTAGATATCCATACGACTACCCTGTTACAACACTTTATCAGGCAAATGTTGCACAAGGATGGTACTTATTAGGTTACATTGAAGATAGGAACTCTTATGCAAAGTTACGTCTTACTAGCAAAGAAGGCGGTGGTATTGAATTTGCTATACAAGTAAAGCAGAATACATCAATTACTGTGACACCTGGTAGACTAAATAGAATTAATGACCATTTATCTATTATGGTAGGAAATACTAAAGAGACTATTGGTTCAAAGAAATACTATCCAATTTACATCAAGAAGTGGGCTAGTGGTGCATTCTATTCAGCACTCACATTGAACATAATTAACTGTGACCATGCGAACATCTATATGCGTAGAGGTTTCACATTTGTAGAACCTCTTGCAGAATCACCTACTGGCACAGAAATTGATTTATATACATTAGACGCATTTAAGCACACTGATTTAGATACTAATGGCGACACGCTGGCACCAAATAACAGCAAGGATTATAATGTTGCTCTTACATACAGTGTACTTGAACACCTATCAAGTATTACAGGTATTCATTGCGCTAATTCAAACTTAAGTGTATCAATCTTTAGTGCAACTGAACATACAGTAACGGTACGTGTTCATAATTCTAGTGATACTACGCAGACGGTTGGTACTGTCACAGTTCAATATTTAACAGAATTATACTAATTATCCAATACCGTAAATACGATAATCCAATCCGTAAATACGATAATCTAAATTGTATACAAATATCACACAACTTGACATTATTGTCAGATAATACACAAGACTCGCCACGGTGGGGGAAAAGTCTCACAGGGCGAGTTTTGTTGTTACTATCAC